AGCTTTCCCTGCCGGGTCGCGGCGTCGATACGGGCGCGGGCAATGGCGGTCATGGGTGATGTTCCTTGTGCATCGCAAACATCGCAATCGGTCTTGACCACATCCTCTGAAGCTCACGCCATTGATGGTCGGCAAGATTCCCGCCCTTACTTCTGTCCTCTACCGGAGGAGCCATCGGGTCACGATAGAGCATAGCGAACGGCAATGCCCCCCACTCCCAAGCCGTTTCTAGCCGTGTCGTGGCCCGCTCGATTGTGTCACCTTCGTAGCCGACCAAAACGTAAACGCCAATCTGCCGCTTCCGCAAACCGGCCCGCGCCAAACGTAGCACGGCATCCTTGACGGGTTGCTCATCAGAGGTCAAGTCATAAGCGGTGGTCGCGCGATAGAGATGAACTCCCCGCAATCGCTCGACGAATCCGTCCGTGATGCGTCCGGCCTCCAGCCCTCCTATGAAATCCACATTCCGTTGTGTCGCCAGCATTGAGAACACGCGGTCAAGGTGCGCTTCGGAACAGGCAGTCAGATTGTTGTCCTGAATCTTGTATCCGGGCGTGATGGTTTTAAGTTCTCGCAGCTTCCCCTCGCGCTTCGGCACTAGACAGAACCAACAATCGTTCGGACACCCCCGACTTGTAAACGTCCAGCCCGGTTTGATGTAGCGGCCAGCCACAAACTCATCGCCGGGGTCATCGTAAGCTGGCCCACCGACCCGCACGACGGGATAGAACGCCCGCCAGTGCTCGGCTATCCGCTCGGCCTCTGGCTTGTCCCAAGTGAAGATGCACGAAACGTGAACCTCGTCCGCTTCCGGCCTGAACAGTGGCGGCTTACCGACAAAGGCCAAGTCGTCGGTTGGTGTCTGTGACGTGCGACGAGGGAACACGCGGAGGATTTTCATACGTCGAAGCTCCCCGGCGCGAAGTCGCGCATCACGGTCAGGCAGTCGCCCCGAATCACACGCGCTTCGCTCACTCCGCCCTCCCCATCCTCTGCATCAGCCACGCCCACTTGGCCCGCAGCCAGCGCAGCAGCCGGTAGCGCAGCGGGATTGGGCGGTTCAGGAAGTCGCCGCCATCGTAATGGATGTGTTTCACTCCACCTCAAATTTGGTGCGGCGTGGACGGCGGGGCGGACTGTAGGTGCAGCAGTACTTTGGGATACTACCGTTTTCCTTAACGTAAGACATGACTAGATTGTGGTCGCCCACGCCGCAAATAGTGAGGCCGCAAGGTGGATGCCAGAGCGTTCCAAAGGGAGGAAGGAACGGACTGCACCTGCGGCCTCGAATTGTGAATGGTTTGCTCTGACATCGGAGAGAATCTTACAGAAGAAAGGTCAGGTTGTCAAGGGGAAACGAGCCGAGAGCAGGAATCGAACCTGCAACATCCGAGTTACAAAGACGGCGCTCTGCCATTTGAGCTATCCCGGCGAGAAGATTGTATCTTGTCCAATGGAATAGGTCAAGAAGGAACTTGCCTAAAACGACGTTGTGCAGCATGAAGTTTCAGATGTTCCGAGTTACCCATAATGCACAGGTTCTCTGGTCGATTGTCAGTCTTGATTCCGTTGATATGGTGGACTATTTCCTTAGACGTGAGTCTTCGCCCCAACTTTCGGGCAGCGATTACACGATGTTCAAGGACAAGACTGGTCGGAGTGACCAACTTACGGTCTGATTGACTCACTGAACCGATTGGAGCGGCGCGGTATCCTCTTGGAGTTACTACGGCTGACCTCAGAGCTTTACGTGTTGTACGTATTGTCCGACAGTCTGGACAGAGTTGGTGATGTGGCGAGCGTTCCTCGTGGAAGCTGCCACACTTGGGACAAATCAATCCCCATGATGTATTCCCGGATTCGTCCAACCGCTTCCACATTATTCGGTCTAGCGCACTATCGCTCATGGCAAGTCTTGGCATGACCACTTCTTCACTTCGGTCGCTCCCCGTCGTTGAACATGAACGCCAGAGCGGCGGACATACGACGGGGTTTACGACCGAGTTAGTTTCTTGGTTGGTCTGACATTCATGTTCTCTGTGATTGTAGCGGAAATCCCTTGATTGTCAACCTAAAACGAGGAACAACCCGCGTGGGGTTGTCTCTCGTTCTTCAATTCCGACTCAGACCGACGACCAAGAATACAATCTGATTCTTGGTTTGTCAAGCAATTCCTTTTCTGTCCCCTCTCCTAAGAACCTCTCCCTCTCTTCTTTTAGTATAACTTTCTTAGAAGCGCCCTCTCTCAACGCTGTCCGTTTCTACGCCGCCCCCTACCCCCAAAGCGCGTTTCGGCTTTTAGATGGCTTGCGCCAGCCGCAGGGCGTAACTGCGGTCAGATAGGAATTGAAGGAGAACGGAACGGAGAGCCGGACGCGAACTACAAATTGTTGTCCCGTTGAGGAATGATACTCGCCGTTTCGCTTTTGTCAAGCGGTTTTTTACGTCCGCCACGATTCCGTTTGACAGCCCCCCTCCGTCTGGTGTAAGATATGGCGTGCCAGAACCGAGTTCAATCAAAGCCGCCGCGCTCCTTCGTGGACGAGGACGGAGTGTTCCTAAACCGCAAGGAAGCCTACGACCGGGCCGTTCAGTGTGGCCAGATAGTCGCCGACGGTGGAGAACGCTGCCTGACTTCCGAGATGCTGAAACCATGACCCGCGACGAGTTTCCGCGCTGGACAGCGTGCAAAACGTGCGCCAAACTGAAAGGCTGCTGTGGGGCGAGCAAACGGGTTGCGTCCTGCGTGGACTACCGACGTATGGACGAAACGGGCAAAGGTGATGGGGAAAAGCGCCGAGCGTGACCGCCGGGCTAGGGGATGGGCCGTGTCGGCCCTCTTGGTGGGACTGATTTTGGCTATTATGGTGTGTCTGCTATTCGGGCCGCATACGACAACTTCTAAGCCTGAGCATGGCTATCTAGATTATTATGGACAGTCATTTGGGCCTGAAGGTAACTCCCTCGACAGCAGTTTTCTCGGTTGGATGAGTAAGTCTACGGCTTTCCGGCAATTCAGAACGGGGAAATAGGCTAGTCAACCAGAAAAGCGGAAATATACCAAGGAAAGGCGGGAATATACTGATGGATGCAGTCCAACAGGTGGACGAAGTGCTGAGACAGGCGTCAGGAACCGGGCTGACCGGGTTGCTGGTAAGTCTTGCCCCTGCGAAGGTTTTGATTGACAAGGAGACGCGGAGGCGGGTAGAATAGAACACCGTGGAAATTGACTCGGCTGCACAGCAGTCCACAAACGCCCCCGTAGCGGACACGCAATCCGTTTCGGGGGATGTTTCTAAAATGCCGTGGACGCGCAACCCCCGCATGAGCGCGAAACGTCGCCAAGCGGCGGCTCGTGGCATGGTCGTTCTGCGTGCGCGGCTTTACGAGGACAAGGACGGCGGCGGTATGCCGATAATGCCGTTCGAGCGCAAGGGGAAAGACCTCATCATGCGCGTGTTGCTGGAGGGGGTGGACGCTGAAGTTTGGGCCGGTATCAAGGAAACCTTCAAGGGCAACAAGCCATACCTGCTGATGGACAAGACCGGGATTGTGTGCCAACTACGGGACACCATCGCTTCCGGCCAGAAGACAATCCGGCACAGCAAGGATAAGATTCTAGAGGTGCTGCCGAAGGGCACGGACTTGCCCTCGGGCATCGCGTGGGGCGACTTCACGGAACGACAGCTTGTGGCGTTGGCCCTGTTGACGGATGTCATGTCGTCCAACACGCGGGCGCAGGTGGCCGCGATTGCCGGAGTCGAAGTCGAAGACTTGAACAAGTGGGAGAGCAACGACAAGTTCCTCCGGGTGAAGTGGTGGTTGCTTGAGCGTCAGAAGCATCGGATACGCGAGGAAGGCATGAAGAACCTTGCGACCGGGCAGCAGTCGGAAGACGAAGCCATGAAGTTTGCTTGGACGAAGCTGGGGCTGGAAGTCCTCGGCTACGTTGGTCGGCGCGACAAGGCGCAGACGCAGGCGAAAGACTCGAAGCTGGTGGAAGACGTACATGCCGAGCTTGGAGATATGTCCCAGTCAGACAAGGACATACTCGCCCACGACCTGCAACTTACTGTCGCCATCCTGACCGGAAAGAACCAAGTGATGTTGAGCGGCGACGGAAGCACGCTGAGCGTCAAAGCAAAGGAAGAGCCAGATGTCTAAGTCAACAAACAAAGCGAGCCGCAAGTGAAGAACTCGGCTCTCGGCGTTGCCTTGAAACGCGCTCTGAGAAACGTAAACGGAGAAGGTTCGCTGAGTTCTCAGGTGAGCGTCGGATTCATTCTGGAGCCGGGCAAGAAGGGTGAGCGCGAAGGCGTGCAGGTATTTGTGAGAGCAATCAGGTTCAGCGAAAAGAAGCTGGCTGATTTGCCTGATACCGGCGGGTTGCTGGCGAAACTATGAGGAGTCACCGTGCCCTATAAACGAGAAGGCAGCACGATTCTCAAGCAGGAGAAGGACGGAACTTGGCACGTGAAGGACAAGTGTTCGTCTGTGGATAACGCAAAGAAACAACTCCGATTACTATTTGGTGTCGAAAGAGGCTGGACCCCTACGAACAAGAAGTAATGGTACTCCACGAATGGCAATGCGAACGTTGCGGCGCTTCCCGCGCCGAGTTCCTGTCTGCCTCAGCAGTCGGTGACAGTCGCGGTCAGCGTCATCCGTCCGGCGAGTCATGGCCGTGCAAATGTGGTGGGCGGCTGCGGTACGATTTCGGTGGGCAGATTGGAATTACGAACCACTTCCCCTTTGCTCGTATGCCGGACAAGTATCGGGACGCGACCAAGGAGAAGTATCGCCTGTTCAACGCCAGCCTTGACACGCAGGCCAGCTACGCACAGGAGAAGCAGGAACGTAAATCGGGCGAGGCGCGGATTGCGCGTGAGGGCAGGAAAATCATGGTGGGAGGCAGGGCGTGACCCAGACCGGCCCTACCATCATCACGTCGCCGCTCAACGCCGACCAACGGCGTGTTGCGGAAGGAATACGGTTTCTCGCGGGGTCAAGGCTTGTGTTCTTCGCAAAGTACGTCTTGGGTTACGACTGGCTGAGCGAAAGAATCCACGGGCCGCAAGGGGACTTCCTGACTTCATCGCTGTTCCGCAAGTACCGCAAGTCGGTTCAGTTCGTCCGGCAACCTGATGATAGCCCCAAGTGGGAATACGGCTGCAACCGCCCGCGACTACCGAAGCCTCCGCCTGACTGGAATGGTACGGAAGAGTCTGATGAGTTCCCGAGAATCACGCAGGACTTCGGACGGAAGTGCAAGTTCTTGGCGGCTCCTCGGAAGACCGGCAAGACCAGTCTTGGCACTCACGGTCTGTCTCTGTTCGTGCCAGCCGTCTGCAATCCGAACTTTGCCTTAATGATTGTGTTCGGGTCGCAAGACCTGTCGGACTCGATGGGCAAGCTCATCAACGATACCATCTACAACAACAAGCTGTTCCGCTACTTCTATGGCGGGTGGGAAATTGGAAGTCCGTCCATACAGGAGCGCACCAAGTTCTTCTCCTGCCGTAAGAAGTCAAAGCGCGACGTTTCGCTGCTGATGACCTCAGTGGGGGCGAAGATTACCGGACTTCACCCGGACGGTATCATACTGGATGACCCGATTGACGAGTCGAACTGTCGGTCTGAGGCTGCGCTGCAAGACATTGAGGACTTTCACAATTCGCTGTTCGCGCTTGACCCGGAAGCCATGTGGGTGTTTGGTACGCGCTGGGGACCGACTGACCTTTATGGTCAACGCATCATCGGCCAGTTGAGCGACGTGTATGACATCTACCTTCGCGGTGCGCGGAACCCGGACGGCTCGTTGTGGTATCCAGAATGGCAGAACGAAAAGTTCCTTGCTGGCAAGTTGACGGCGATGGGCAAGTTCCTGTTCCAGTCGCAGTATTTGAACGTCGGCGTATCACATCTTGAGAACCCTTTGAAGTCTGAGCAAATCAAGTCATTCGACCCGGACGACGAGAAGGTCATCCCGAACCGCAGAAACGTAACGCGGTTTCTGTGGTGTGACCCCGGTGGCGCGCGTGGAACCGGCCCGTGGGGTATGGCGGTGATTGACTTTGCGCGTGACGCCGAGACAGACGAAACGCACCTGTGGGTGCGCGACGTTATCAAGGCCAGAATCACATCTCACAAAGCGGCGGAAGCGTTCTGCAACCTGTGGTTCGTGTGGCGGCCGGACGCTTTTGGTATTGAGAATACAGGGTTTTCGCAGTCGTTCATTGACGAAACGCTGAAGCCGATGCTGCGGAAGCGCAATATCCTCATGCGGCTGACCGAGACAAAGCCGGGCAGAGATTCTAAGCCAGCCCGCGTGGCCGAAGTCAACAATTCCTTTGGCGTCTTGCTCGAACAGGGCCGGATTCACATTCCGCGTGATACCGACGGCACGAGGCAAGGCATCCGCGCGCTGCGTTCTGAGATTGCCATGTTCCCGTCCGGCACATTCGACGCGCTGGACGCCATCGCCGCAGCCACGGCCTACGCATTTGAGAACGACTGGTTTCCCGGAGCCAAGGCCGCGCCGGTTGCCAAGATGAACGACTACGACATGCTGATGGAAGACGCTTGGCGGTCATTGCGCGACGGCGACCGGCGGAGAATGGCAGGTTACGGCGTAAGTGACGACCTTTTGATTGGCGAAGCTCTGCGCGAGATGGGGTTCCGCGACGTGAGCAAGCAAGAGGAGGAACTACGAGTAGCGTCATAATCAGTTGTACCATTATTGTCCTCTGCGCTATTGTCGGGTTTTCGTTCTGGCTTCGCAAGCAGTTTCACAGTATGGTCGCGGAACTATCCGTTGTCGGTTGCCCGATGGTTGGCGACTTGACGGGCAAGGTCGCGGAACTTGAGCGGGCACTTGCGGCCACGGAATCTGAGGTGTCTGAGGCTGCTACTCTGGCACGGTCAGCGCAGGCGCAGGCCGCCGCCATAGTAGGGGAACGCGACGATGCCAAGATACTCACAAACCTGCCGACTCTCTCCGACCATGAGGTGTTTGGATTTACCGTATGAGCATGTCAAATCAGGATAAGCTGGCAACGGCTGGTCCGGTCGGTATGCGGGCCGCTGCGTTTATCGAGCAGGCGAAGGAGCAGATTGCTGCCGCCGAGAAGCACATGGCGAAGTGGAACGCCCAGCGCAAAGAGAACATGGAGATGCTGTTGGGCAACCAATGGTGCATGACCGACCCAATGACGAAGGAACTGAAAGACGGGCGAATCATCCTGCGGCGCAAGGGCTACCATACGTTTCTCACCGACAACGTGCTTCTCGATTTGCTCACCAAGGGCGTCAATTCGGTGTGCGGTGAGATTCCGCGCTTTGAGGCCATACCCGCGTCCAGCCAGCAACAGGACTTCGTGAAAGCCAAGTATGTCACGCGGCTGATTCCCGGCCTATGGTATCATCGTAAGGCCGTGAGCTTCCTGCGGAAGTGCATCACCGGGGCGCGTTACTACAACCTGTTCTTTGGCAAAGTGGTGTGGAATCCGAGAATGGGGAAAGTGGTCAACGGCAAGCTGGAAGGCGACATTTCGCTCATTGGCATCCCGCCTATGTCAATGTTCGTAGACCCGTCGGCAATGCGGGTCATGCCTGAGTGCATCGAGGAAACCGACGCTCGGTGGTTGTTCGAGGCGGGAAAGATGACCGTGGCAGAACTCAACGCGATGGTTGAATTGCCGCGAGACGGCAAGACCCCGACTGGCGGAGATTATGTCCGTTGTTTGCCGCCGACCGGCTATCAACTCGCGCCAGCCGACAGCGCCCACGATACGATCGAAAACGCGGAAGTGACTGCCGACGCTTTCAAGCCCGAGATAGTCAACGTGCGCGGCAAGGACGGCGAGTTGCTTGGCATGTCCAAGATTCGTCGGCTACTCTACTACGCACAGCCGAACGAAGAGTTCCCGCGTGGTCGTTACTGCCTGATGCTGCCGGATAGCGACTACTGGGTCATGGAATACCGCGAGTGTTTGCCGGATGACGAGATGGTGGGCGACAAGGAACTGCCGGGCTTGTCCCCGTTCTGCACGTTCTGGGACGAGCAGGTGGCCGGTCAGCTTGCGGGCCACAGCCGCACCGCAGAGGCCATACCGTATCAGCGGGTACTCAACCAGACGATTACGGACATGGGAGAAACCAAGCGGCGATTCAAGCCGGTGACGTGGGTTGACCGCGACCTCGGCATTGACATGGACGGCATCCGAGAGAACACGCCGATTGGAACCGTCATGCCCTACGTGGCTCGCGGTAACAATCCGTTGCCAGAAACACGGTGGCCGGAAGCTGTCGAACGGTTCCTGAACGAGTGCCGTATGGATGTTCAGTTCTACACCCGGCGCATGGAAGATCGGATGGGCGTTCACTCCATGCTCTCCGACAATACCCGCCAAGTGAGTGCTACCGAGTTTGCTCACAACATGCGGATTGAACAGCAGTCTACGACCGGCGAGGCTGCGGGAATAGAAGAGGTTTCCGTTATCCCCATGACCAAGTTGATGCTCCAGCAGTACCAGCGACACGCGGGAGCCGACCGCATGATTCTCACGATGGCCGACCGCAACCGTTCGGAAGTGATGCAGGTCATGGCGGAGGACATTGACTTCAAGGACATCATCATCACCGCAGCTGGAAGCTCCGTGCCCTTGAATCGGGCGTTGCAGAAGGCAGAAGTGGTCAACCTTGCTACGTTGGGCGTCTTCACGGACAAAGACCCAACCGAAGCCAAGCGCAAGGAACGCTGGATGATGGACTTGATGAATCTTGAATCGTCGGTCGAAGAGTCCGGCGACCAGCTTGACATCAACAATGCCCGCGCTGAGAACATGAGAATTCTGGGCGGTGAGGACATCACGGTCCCGCGTCCCGGCGACAACGATTCGATTCACCTTTACGGGCCGCTCTGTCATTCTGAGTTTATGAAGCTGCCGGAGTTCCGCGACCAGCCGAAAGAGAAGTATCAGAAGCAACTGGAGGTGCTGCAAGCCCACAACGCGGCGCATTACCAGCGACTTGAGGACAAGAGCCAGATACTCGGCGTCCCCGTGGCTGACATTGTTTCGGCTGCTCTGTCGCGTGTCAAGCCCGGCCCGCCGATGGCACAGGGCCAGCAACCGCCCGGCCCTACGGGCGGGTTGCCACCGCCTCCCGGTACGCCCGTGGACTTCACGAACGCTAACGGGGTCAGGACGTATCAAGAAACTCCCGGCCCCAAATCCGCAAACCTTGTTGGGCCGTCGGCGGCTGAACCGCAACCGGCGCAACCCATCATTCCCCAAACCCTAAACCCTCAACCTGGAGGTATCTAATGAGAGCGAAACTCTCGATTGCCATCCTCGCCGTCGCCCTGATGGTTGGGCTGGCTCCCGCCTACACGAACCTGTGGGTGACTCCCTATTTTTCCTACCAGCTCATGGGAGGCACGGCGAAGACGACTACGCCGAACAACGTGGACGCTCCCGTCAACTTCTGCACCATCATGGAAACGCTCCACGTGGCCGTACACGTCGGGGTCTGCACGTTGACTGTTACCAACGCGAACGGGGTTTATGACCCGCTCATCTGGTGTCTCGACGGTACAGTCGGTGTCAAGATAGGACTCCCGGTGGCCGTAAACTCGAATACGTATACTCCTTTCGGTCCCTTCGCGGATTCAACCGCAGTGCAACTGGCGGGTCACTGGAAGAAGTTTATCCTCTACATTTCGGCTACGGCGGATTCGGTACAGGCTCACGGTTACGTCATGGTCGGGTCGTCCGCGCCGTCTATTCAAAACACGCACCTGAAGTAGCATGACTTACGCGACGGCCCGCGATTGCACGGTGCGCGGTAGCGCCGTCGTAGTCCTTATCGTGCATAAACCCCTAAACCATAAGCCGGACGAACTCCGCAAGGAGAATCTGGCAGAGGAGCTATGAACACACTCAGATTCGGACGAACCTATCTCAGCCCGGCTGCTGATGGCGGCGGCGCTGCGGAGGAATCCGGTAAGGCAGCCGAAATGGTGACGGTTGCGGAAGCGAAAGAACTCACCGTGACAGAATTGGCGAATCTCAAGGTCAAGACTGAAGACGGCGAGGTAATCTCCGGCAAGGAGTTCACCGAGTCGTGGCGCAAGCAGCCTGACACCGACCGTATCTTGAATGAAAAGAAGGCGGAGCTACAGGCTGAATACGACGCCAAGCTCAAGTCTGAAACCGAGAGAATCTCGCAGCAGATGGAGTCGGCAAGCACCGGCACTCTCAACAAAGTTCTGGAGGCACTGCAAATCGGCCTTGGTAAAGGGTCGAACCAGAAGCCGCTTACCAGAGAACAGAAGGTCGCTGCTATCATCGAGAAGATGGGGCAGGAGGGATGGAACGCTGGCATCCCCGACCTAGTTGACGCCGGTTCTTCTGAGGCCAAAGCACTGATTGAAGAAATCAGAGGGGAACTTAACCTCAGCAAGAAGGAAATCGCCGACCTCAAGGGACAGCGGAAGCAGGACAATCTCAAGGCGTTCTATCAGGAAGAAACCCGCGCGATTCAGGCCATCTTTCCGGGCTACAACCCGGAAGGGGAAGACCAGAAATCCCTGACCATCCGCACTGTGCTTCTCAGCGAGAGGCCGATGCCGAACATTCTCGGCAACCAGACTCCGGGGAACAAAACCCTGCCGGGCGAAGTTGCCACGAAGGTTCTGGCATATCTGAAGGCGGAGTCCGCCAAAGAGAAGGCACAGGAATTGGCGGACGAGAAGAAGTGCCGGGACTCGCGGGCCACCGTGCCCGCCGGTAGAGCCTCGTTCGAGGTGTCCGACGAACTACAGAAAGAAATGGCGAAGGCACAAACGCCTGCGGAACTACAAGTCGTCAGGCGCAAGATGATGGAGGCGCAGCAGTAGCCATGCAGCGCTCCGTTGTCACGCCCAAGCCTGAATAGGAGAATAACATGAGCATGGCAACTCTCAGTTCGGTCAGCAACGTCCTTGCGAAGACGGCTGGCACGAGGGCGGACATCGCCCTCAAAACCTTTCCCTTGTGGCAGTTGCTCAAGGGCAAGGCCGGTTCCGGCAAGCTGATTGGCCGGAGCGTGAACGGAAAGAAGACATACTACTGGTCGCGGCCCGTTCCGACTTCGACCGGCGACAACGCGGGCAACATCGCGGAAACCGGCACGCTCGCGGCTTACAACGCCTCCACGGCAGACGAGGCGCTGTACTCGCTGCTCAACACCGTTTCCACCATCCAAATCAGCAACCTCGCTCTCAACACCGGGGCCATCAACTCGTCCGTGGACGACGACGACGTGAAGATTCAGGAAGACGGGATGATGAAGGACTGGCGCGTCAAGATGATGAACGGGTTTATGGGCCAGCATCAGGGCTGGATAACCTCCGTGCGTGAAGCGTCAACCGACTTGGTTGTCGGCGTCCGCGACACCGACCTGTTCCTCATCGGCCAGTATATCAACTTCTACGCCTTCACCGCCCCGTCCACGTGGACGAAGAACACCGGCCCCGGCACGTCCGGCAAGTGCCTCATTTCGGCGGTTCATCCCGAGACGGACGCCGACATGACCGGCCCGCACATCCACATCGCGGTCAACGGCAGCACAATCGCGGCTGGCAGCTTCATCACGTTCGACGGCCAGTACAACCTCGCCAACTACGGACTCGGTGACGGCATTCAGGCCGGAGCCGACATCACCTGCGGCAACTACACCATCACCAAGGCGCTCACGACCTACGCCAACCTCTCGCGTTCGACCTACCCCGATCTCGTTTCCCTCATCTACCAGCCGGACGGCCCCGGCGGTGTCGGCGCTCCGTCCGTGGCGCGTCTCTTCACGTGGATTGCCAAGATTGCGGCCCATCAGGGTGAAGGCAAGGCCGACATCGGGCTGTGCTTCGGGCACTCGCACACCATCACGAGCGTCTGGGAGATTCTGGCGGCTACCCGCACTCTCGGATTGCCGAGTGGCGGGCGCATCGCCTACGGCGCAGACCTCGAACCGACCATCAACCACCCGTCGCTGATTAAGCCCGTGAAGTTCGAGGGGCATATCGGTGCGAAGAAATACTGCCTGACCGCGCTCAAGCTCTCCGACCCGGAGGACTTCTTCGTGCGTGATACCGACGCCCCGCACTACATCAACAAGGGCGATGTTAACGGTATCTTCTCCTATGACGGCTTCCCCGGCGGTGGCTATCACGCATGGTCGGCGGTCTTCGACTACATCTGGGGCATGATTCTAAATTCTCGTGCCCACAGCATGTATGCCGGAATCTCGTTGCCCACCGAGGAGTCGGTCGCTTCTTGAGCGTAACACAGGAGGGCGGGACGCAAGTTCCGCCCTCCCCCACCTGCAGAAAACCGATGTCCGCAGAACATCGGGCAAGGCTATGTGCATCACATTGATTACGACAAAGAAAACGGCAATCCCGATCTGGTTACTCTGTGTCCTAGCTGTCATTCCAAGACGAACTACCCACACAGAGAACGTTGGATTGCGCTTTTCGACAGCATGACAAGGAGCAGCAATGGCGGAAACAAAGACGCTCGCTGAAGGTCAGGCGCGGGTCTATGCGTACCTCAAGGTTAATCCCGACAAAGCGGAAAAAGGTCAGGCCGGTCGTGAAGAGGTGACATTCGCGCTCAACACGGCGCAGCGGTTTGTCGCCAAGCAATTGCCGACGAAGGCGCTTGGTTCGCTGGTTAGGGTTGGTGAACACGTGGTGGCTGCGGGAACGATTCCATTCTTCAGTAAGACCAACAACAAGGTAATCGGCTTGGCTTATGGCTCGACGATGACCGCCGAAATACCATTGCTCTCGTGGGATAAATGGATCACTAAATCCGACAGCGAAATTTCCACGAATAGCGACCTGCGTTCGTACTATGCGACCGAACTAGGATACAGGGTTGTTATCCGCCCCTCGTTTACTGTGGCGACAACCGTCGTGGAAGTTTCGGTTGACGACACAGAGGATATGGTAACTGCAAACAACACCTTCTCAACGATAGACAGTGTATTCGAGTGGGTGTGTATGAATGCGGCGGCGTTGTTGCTGATGACCGGGGAACGCGGAGAGAAATTAACGATGCTGATGGGTTTGATGGCTATGTGGGCCGTGACATTCAGGGGTGAGAACGGCATCGAGCCGCCGAGTGTTCTAGCCCCCGGCCCGGCCGGTAAGGTAGTCTAGTCGTGAAACTCGGGTCACGCAATTCGCCAGAGACATTGGAGAAATTGTCTGCGGTGAGTAAACGTCTTTGGCAAGACAAGACAACCGTCAACAGGGAAGAATGGACTGCGTTCTTTCTTGGAAAGGAGATGCCGTGACGCTTGGGACTGCCATGTCTTTATTCCGGGTGATGTCGCGGATGCCCGTCAAAGAGTTAGGTGACGGAGCCGTCACCGAACTGTTGAATCAGGGTTGGCGCTACGCCGCCAATGACGCGAAGCTGTCACTGTTCGGATACTGCAAGCGTGCGCTGACGCTGAACGTGTCGGAATACGCCTTGCCAGCAACTATAACCAAAGTCCATCGAGTGCGGCTGCTGAATGGCGCGGTGTGCGTGAAGGTGCTCATTCCGTCTGCGGCCGAAGATGTGCTTGGCCGTGATGCCACCAGCGAGATGACGCCGGGCATACCCGATGCTTGTTCCGTGGCCTTCACCAAGTTCCAAGACGGCACTTCGGGCTGGCTGCTGAAGTTCAACTGCCCGGTGAATTGGGCGGGTAGCGACCTGCTGGAGGCATACGTTACCCGTGACCCGGCATACATCAGCGACGTGGACACCGAGCCGGACATCCCGGTTGCGCTGCACGACGCGGGTCTGTATCGGGCCTGTTACGTTGTGACGCTGGAGCAGCGGTTGAAGGTTCTCTACGACGAGGCGATGATGGTATATCTGAAGAGCGGTGCGGGGCTGGAGCCACGTCCGCCGATTGACATTTAGGAGGATGGCGACATGAATGGTCAAGTTTCGGGGAACGTCAGGATGTGGCTCACGGAGCCGGGCAAGGCCCGTCGGTTGGTCTTCGAGGGCCACAACGCGGTCGGGTCTGACCTTATCGGGTATTTACACTATTGGACAGCAAAAGCTGCCCGGTCGCAGCCCATATCGCACGTCGGGTTTACCTACAGCACAACTGAGGTGCTGAAGGGGACGACCAATTCGGTCCCGGCTCTTGTGCCGATAACCGAGGGGTGTCACGGTTACTACACAATCGGGACAGCGACGTGGAAGAATGAGACAGGCGCGGACAAGACGATTACGGGTGTTCGGCTGCTCAATGCTCAGGCTTCGGGCATTCTGGAGTGGGGCACACTGTCCGGTCTGACTCAATCCGTCGTGGTCGGCGCGGAACTTGAAGTAGAATGGACGCTTTCGTTCAGACAGGTCATGGACGACAACGCAGTGCTACACTCGCCGAGCGTCCTCACGTTCTTCCAGCGCATCTGCACTTTGTTCTATACTGCTACGACAACCTCCCCCATTTCCCATGTCAGTTGCTACAGCAACAACGGGGCGCACGTCGTATCGGCGATTGGCGACCCCGTATCCGGTGGTGGGACAGACAGCACTTCGATTGTTTGGCAGGTGTCCACCGAAGCACCTGCGGGTGCGGCGACAATGGCACGAATTGACTTGCTGTGTAATGACCAGAGTGGCATACTGGCCGTTGACTCCAACACGGGCCGTTCCGACACGTGGGTTGCTAGCACTTCCGCCGCCGTTCAGGTTACGATGACATGGACAGCTTCGGGGTCGGGTCAGATAAACTCCTCGCCGACCGGCGCGGCCATTTGGATTGGCGGGGTGAACACCGGCTTCACGACCGACAAGCTGATTACGCCGATTGCGGTCGGAACTTACGCGGTCATTCTGAAGAAGACGAGCTACGTTGACTATCCGGCATCGCTGGTGATTACTGACGGCGCGACAACCACCATCAGCGCGACCCTGACGCCCGTGTAAGGAGAACTGACGGCTACCTTGACTCCTGCCCCTAGCGACCTCGCGGTCTGCCGCGTGTCCTACGTGGTCACGTCGCCGTTCGTGCAGCCGTCCGACTTGGCCGTGTGCCGGGTTGCCTACGTGGTGACGGCATTGGGTCAGCAGGCGGCGAGTGACTTGGCGGTATGCCGTCTCAGCTACGTGGTATCGGCTGGCAGCCGTGCGGTATCTGACCTTGCGGTGTGTCGCGTCGGGTACGTGGTATCGGCTGGCAGCCGTGCGGTATCTGACCTTGCGGTGTGTCGCGTCGGGTACGTGGTAACGGCGGTGACGCCAGCAACGCCAACGATTGACCCGTGGACGCTTGGCGCTGCGCCGTCAGGAGCTTGGACGTAACGATGGATTCAAGACTTCTGACCGTTGACATCAATGTCGCCACGGCAAGCCTGAACGTGCGGCGGGCGGGAAGTATTACGCCGGACGGTATCCGCGAAGAGGCTATGCTGCCCGGCGAGTTCTCGGTGCTCAAAGATTGCGTTTGCCGCGATGGACTGATATGGCCGAGGCCGAGGTTGGTGGCGGTGGGGAAGGTGATGTCCGATTTGTCCCCAATCAGCCTTGGTGAGTTCAGGAATGGCGCGAGCGGAGACGATTGGCTTATCGGGAGTCTTTTAGACTTCGGATATAATGCGATTGTCCCCATTGCCATGCTCATGTCCCAGACAGAGAACCGAATTTCAGTGACGGTACATAAGATAGGACATAACGTAGACCTTGGCTGCGTTCCCTTCGACTTCGGCACGTATCGCAACCAACTCTGGGCGGTGAACGGGTTGTATGCTCAGATATTCGACGGTCGGAGTTGGAGCGACGCGAACGATGGACGGACGATGATTTCTGCCCGGCTCGTCGGCACGGCGGAACGCAAGCTGTTCTTCGCCAACACGCCGACCTATCCAGACGAATACGCATGGGCCGACGCCAACAAGGAAGTGTCGGTGATGACCAAGTGGGGCGGCATGGAAGCGGGCGGCGGGACGGGTGTGGGCGTGATGCTGAATCAGATTGTTGCGCCGGGCACGCAGTTCGGTATCTTCGCGGTGGGCAACGCCGGGTATGTCATCAGGACGTTAACCGAAGGCGCGGCATGGTTCAATCTTCCGCAGTTCACGCTTGGCTCATTGCAGGCAATGGCAATTTTCGTTTCTGGCGATACCGCTATTGCGTATGTCGGCAGTATGGCTATCAGCACAACTGAAAGTAACGTGTGGCGCACGGACAACTTGACGGCTGACCCGTCGCAGTGGAACGCCGAGCTTCTGCCGTCGGTGATGAACATATACGCCATAGCCATACACGGGGTCTTGGCTGATTACGTTCTTGCGGCTGGACAGAACGCGGCGGGGACGAAAGGGCCAAGAATACATCGTCGGGATGGCAGCGTTTGGACGCAGACGAAGATTAACGGCTCTCCCGGCCCGTGCGCGGTGCGGGCGTTACTGCTTCCCACCACCAACTATTCGGCCTTTGCTTGCTCGACAAGAAACACAAGCACGGGAGTTCCTTACCTATGGTCTTATGACGGAACGGAGTGGACATCGTGGACTACGCCCAGCATCAACCCGGCCAATCAAGGGGACTTCTTCGCGTTGGCTGGCGACTACGCTCCGGGTGATTGTTTGTATATCGCGGGGGTCGAGGGTTCTACCGGAAAGATATGGCGCATGGATTACGCCTCGGGTTCTTGGACGACACTCGCCGACCCACCGCACGTTCCTCTGGCGATGGTGGCTATCAAAGTCACAGGGCGTCATTCTAAAGTCTACGCCGTCGGTCAAATGGGCATGATTCTCTACTCTGCCGATTCCGGCGCGACATGGACTGAGCAGACTTCCGGCGTGTCGGTGGCGCTCAACTCCATCGTGAATTACGACTCGGACGACACGAACAAACTCATGGCCGTAGGTGACGGCGGCGTATGTGTTACGACCGTTGATGGCGGCACGATATGGGTTCGGCCCGGTGTCGGTGAACTCAACCCCGACAAGCTCACCAACAGCGAACGGCTTGGGGCTGGAGAGTCTATCCGCGCCAAGCACCAGCGCAGCGGGCAACTCGCGCTGTTCACCAATCGGGGCATCCGTGCGTTCGACGAGGGCACAATGAAGCGGCAGTTCAGCCTCGACGGTTTTGAGACATTCAATGACAACTGTATTGGCGAATGGCGCAACATGATTGTCATGCTCGGCAAGATGAACGGCGAACCCGGCATCTACGGGTGGGACGGTTCCGCCTCCCCGCCCCGATTGCTAAGTGAGGCAATCACCGGGTTGTTCCGCTCCTCGCCGGGCAATAACTACATCCCCTGCTTGCGGTGTATCCCCGATACGTCAGACCATATCTGGGACACAGAGGATGATTTCCGGCCACGTCTGACACCGGCGAATCCCGGCTGGGCGTTCAACGAAGACCTGTGGGCTTACGACAACGGCATCATGGTCATGCGGTCGCAGCCTACCGGGGCCAACGCGACCAAGATTACCATGTGTGGCGTGTCGGTGATACACGCCGAACCGACCGAGAACAGTTCCGACGGCATCTACGTTCCGAACGTGACCGACTGGGGAATCCTTAGCTTTGAGTATCAGCTTTACCATCCGGCGGACGAAGACAAGATAGACATTGAGCTACAAGTCCAGACCGCGCCGGACGTGGTTGTTGATGGTGTTCACAAGCCCGGCACTTGGACGGGATGGAAGTACCCCGGCGATTCAGGCCATGCGTTATCTCGGGAATGGCATCTGGACAAGACGCAACAGAAGGGCGCGTTTGGATGTTGCACGCTGCGGCTGCACGCGACGTACTCGGACGGCACTTCTCTGGTTAACCCCGCGAATCCGTGGCTTCAGTTCCGATTGCTCTGCAAGAACCTAGCGCAGAACGACTCAGACGTGTGCATCAATCGCGTGATTCTCAGGGCCGTGGTTGAGGGCGACCCGGTAACCTGTCCGGCCCCGCCGTGTCTTGTGGTTCACAACGATGTGGTCTATGCGCACTTCTCGCTCGACACCGTGACGGGAACACCACGCTATCAGCCACGTTGCGTCGTGATGTCCGGCAAGGACATGCAGATGTCTACGATTGACACTGGCAACGAGATAGCCGCAGCCAGAGTGCTGAACGACGTGCTTTACATGGGGATGTATTATCACGGCAGCGTGTATAACCCCAACACCAAGATTGGCGAGAGTTTGTTCTGGCCGCGTCTACTCGCCGCCGTGGACGATAACGGAACGAATGCAGTGGACTACATCGGCATGAATCAGGAGATACGCTTCATGCTGGACTTCGCCGGACTGGACGCTGTGGCTCGCACGTTGCCCAAGGATTTGCAGAAGTTCTACCTGTCGGCCCGGCCCGCGTCTTACGCTGGCATTTCGACGGTGCTGGTCAAGCACAAGTCCAATGACGTTAGCGACGGGATTGCATGGGACAGCGATAGCCTTGACTTCTCGGCCATGCACAAGCCGGAAGCCGACCAAATTCGCCACCACGTTCTTGACTTGGAATCTGCCCTCACGTCGCAGAACAGCACCGGCAGGCGATTCCATTTCATCATCATGCCGGGCACGGAGAACAGCGCACCGTTTATTGTTGAGGCGGCGAAGGTGGAGGCGCTTGTTGGAAACGAGGACTGGCCTACAGTTTATGGTGGCCCCACCGACACATAATGTCAAGCCAATACTATCAAAGCCCAGAGTATCGAGCGAAACAGTCCGAGAACATGCGGCGTCTTTGGAAGTCTCCCGCCTATCGGGCGAACGCGACACTACACATGCACCCGCCATCCACCTTGGGCAAGAAGTTCACCCCCGAGCATCGGGAAAAGATAGGTGCAGCCCAAAGGGGCACACTGCATCACAATTGGGGGAAGCATCAACGCAGCGTGATAGGGCGCAATGGACGGAGTTGTTGAAAACTATGGTTGTGACCGCATGAGAAATCTTGACGCAGCGGGCGCGACCGGGACACAGACTCGCAACGTATTCGGTTCCATTCCCGCCAGCGACTCCGCCGTTGTGTCCAGCAACCATGCCGTGACTGATACCGAGGCAACGGTGATGGTCAAGACCATGCGAAGTCCCGTGACGATTACGCTGCCCCGTGCTGCCGCACACAACGGTCGTCAAATTGCCATTCGCAAGATTGACGCGGGCGCGAACCCGGTTACAATTAAGGCGCAGAACGGAGAGCCGGTGTCGGGTCAGTCGTATGTCGCGCTAGTCGCCGACGGCGAGTTCGTGTCGGTGGTTAGTACAGGCAACGAATGGAGCGTGGTTGTCCACTTTTAGCATGACACCCCAACAGATACAGCATCAAAAGAGACGTTGTGCGGTCGAAACAAAACAGAGAGACGTAGCGTTCGTGAGCGTGACAGCTATTGTTGCAGATTATGTGGTGTCCCACAGGGGGAAATGGCGCACGACGTTCACCACATTGACTACGACAAGAAACATTGCGACCCCATGAATCTCATTACACTTTGTCGTTGCTGTCACGTTAAAACATCGTTTGGCAATCGCGTAGATTGGACAAGACTGCTCCAAGAAATGATGATTGCCTTTACCATGGAAGGAGCTTCTTGTGGCTAACATTTTAGGTAGTATCTTTACCCCGCAGACAGAATACCTCCACGCCCAGGCGCAGGCCATTGATGAGCAGATGCCCGAGCTTGAACGCTTGCAGGGCATGGCTGTGCAGGAAGCCAATCAGAACCTGCAACAGCGACGACGCGAAGCCATGCGGATAGCGGGCGAAGAGGGTTGGACTTCGACGCAGATGCGCGACTACATGGGCCGCATGGAGCAGGAGAATCTGGCCTTCCAGAACTCGGCCAGCGCGGATACGATGCAGCAGCGGGCGGCAGCGCAGAACGCTCGGCGGCAACTGGAACTCATGGCCGGGGTCAGGGGGCCGCAAGAAGCGTTTGATGCGGTCAAGAAAGGTGTCGGCACGGCAGCGCAGATAGCGGGTAACTTCATCCCCGGAGTCGGGCCTATCGTGTCAGCGGCGGGTGCGGCACTGGCCGGTAACGACGCGGGGGACGCCATGCAGGGCACTGAGGGTTTTCAGGACTGGCGGGCACGGCAGAAGTATGGCTCACCGGCTACCGCCGCTACCGATGGTGTTACGGCTGCGCCAGCCACGGGCATCTACGCTCAAAGTCCGGCCCGTCTTGGTAACAATGCCTTCCGCACTGCCATTGGCGCAGGCCAAGACTCTGCACTGGAGCGGCTGAAGCGTTACGTGGCGATGAACCCATTGGATACCGCAGCGGCAGC